AACATGGCATTACACACATCATTCATCTAGGTGATGTTGTTGATCGCCGCAAGTTCATCAACTATGTTATCCTGAATCAGTGGCGCAAAAGATTCTTTGACGTTCTGGAGCGTGACGGCATCACCATGGACGTGATCGTGGGCAACCATGATGTGACATACAAGAACACAAATGAAATCAATGCGATGCATGAGTTGTTTGATCGCTATACAAACATCAACGTATTCACAACAGCTAAAGACATGACCTATGATGGTCTAAACGTCTTGTTGGTGCCATGGATTAACTCTAGCAACTATGATCATTCAATGGAGTCTCTGCGAGATACTAAAGCTGAAATCGTCATGGGTCATTTTGAAATTGCTGGCTTTGAAATGGATAAAGGAAACATTGCACATGAAGGCTTGGATCGCAAGACTTTTAATCGTTTTGATATGGTACTATCTGGTCATTTCCATCATAAATCTACAGATGGAACCATTACCTACCTTGGAAATCAATACGAGATCACCTGGATTGATTACGGTGATCAACGAGGATTCCACATCTTTGATACCAACACAAGAGACTTGACATTTGTTGCGAATCCATATAAAATGTTTCACAAGATCATATACGATGACACTCAGCAAGATTTTGCTTTTTGGAACGCATATGATTTTGATCAATACGCAAACACTTTCGTGAAGGTTATCGTTGCTAACAAACAGAATGCATACATGTTTGATACAGTGATTGACAACCTTCATAAAGGTGGTGTCGCAGACGTGGCTGTCGTTGAAGATTTCACAGATACAATCATTGACGATGGCGACTTGGTTGATCAAGCTGAGGATACTATGACGATTCTATCAAAGTACATTGATGGATTAGCAACAAACGTTGACTCAACAAAGCTAAAAGGTCTTATGCGTGAACTCTACGTTGAGTCACTAAACGTTGAAATTATTGAATGATTTTCTTTAGAACAATTAGATTTAAAAACTTCCTGTCAACTGGCAATTACTGGACAGAAATCAAGTTAGACAATTCTCCAAACACACTGGTTGTCGGCACTAATGGTGCTGGCAAATCCACTATGCTGGACGCATTGTGCTATGTGTTGTTTGGTAAAGCATTCCGCAACATCAATAAGCCACAGTTGGTGAACTCCATCAATATGAAAGACTGTGTTGTTGAGTGTGAATTCACCATTGGCACAAAGCAATACAAGATTGTACGTGGAATAAAGCCAACAGTCTTTCAGATTTTCGTCAATGGCGAACTGATGAATCAGGATGCAGCATCAAGAGACTATCAGGAAACACTTGAGAAACAGATTCTGAAACTGAATTACAAGTCGTTCACGCAGATTGTCATTCTTGGATCAGCATCCTTTGTGCCGTTTATGCAGTTGTCTGCTGCTGATCGTAGAGCAATCATTGAAGACTTGCTGGACATCCAAATCTTCTCCACAATGAACACTGTGCTGAAAGACAAAATCAGCACAAACAAAGATTCTATTTCTTCCAACAAGCACAACATTGAACTGACAACTTCAAAATATGACATGCAGAACAGTCATATTTCAAAGTTGAAACAGAACAATGATGACATGATTAGTGAAAAGAATCGTGAAATTGGTGTAGTTCTTTTGCAGATGGAGACAGTACAATCTGTCATTGAAACTCTGAATGCTGAGGTTCAACACTTGCAAGCTGGAATTGTTGACCGTGATGTTATTGAAGGTAAGATAAAAAAGCTGCACCAGTTTGAAACAAAGATTGAAACCAATCTGAGTAAGCATAAGAAAGACTTGAAGTTCTTCCATGATAGTGATAGTTGCCCAACTTGCAGACAAGAGATTCAGCAAGACTTCAAAGAGCAACAAATATCCACACTATCTGGTGCATCAAAGCAAATGTCTGATGGTCTTGAGAAAATTGCGACTGAGATATCCGAGCAACAAAACAGACTGAATGAAATCATTCGTGTGTCTAACGAGGTTCGTGTTCGCCAAGTAAGCCTCGCATCAAACAATGCGACAATCATTGAGACAAACAAATACATCAATCGACTTCAAAAAGAGATTGCATCACTCTCCTCAACAAAGGATGATTTGGATGCAGAGAACTTGAAACTGAATGACTTGCGTAATAAGCTGTCTGCATTGACTGATGAAAAGCAAGCATTGATTGAAGAAAAAACATATCTTGATGCCGCATCCGTTCTGTTGAAAGACACTGGTATCAAGACTAAGATCATCAAACAATATCTACCAATCATCAACAAATTGGTGAATAAGTATCTGGCTTCACTAGACTTCTTTGTCAACTTCAATTTGGATGAGTCATTCAAAGAAACAATCAAGTCTAGGCACCGTGATGAATTTAGTTACGCATCCTTCAGTGAAGGTGAGAAACAACGAATTGACATGGCACTTATGTTGACATGGAGAGCGGTTGCTAAGTTGAAGAACTCAACAAACACCAACTTACTGATTCTGGATGAAGTGTTTGATTCATCACTAGATACAAACGGAACAGATTATCTGATGACGATTCTACAGATGCTAGAGGATGTCAATCTGTTTGTTATCAGCCACAAGGGTGATATTTTACAAGATAAGTTTAGAAATCTTATAAGGTTTGAGAAGGTCAATAATTTTTCGAGGATTGCGAGGTGAGTATGGAAGGAGATTACACCGTGCTGAAATCTCTTAGTGAGTATAGCAATGGAGCAAAGTCTGCTCAGATTTTTTTAGTCAATGGAAAACATAAGTATATGGTACTTTATTATGATGCAGATACTGACTATAATCATGCTGAGTATTTTATGAAATATGAAAAAGCCGAAGGATGCGCTGAAGGATGGACACGATGAATGACAATGACGTTATAACAATTAATACCAATTCACCAACAAAAGTTGTTGAAGAGGTTGTTTCAATTTTGCCCATACTAGCTGAGGGACATCCTAAGCTATCACAGGTCATGCCTGATTTTGATATCACTCAAATCATGCAACCAGGCATACAAAAATTTATTCGCCAACTGCAAAAGACACAAGCCGCATATAGTGGTCTTGGTTTGTCTGCGAATCAAGTCGGCATCGGCTTTAGGGTGTTCGTGATTGGTGATGGTATCGTGTGTTTCAATCCAAAGATTGTTGCCACGCAAGGTGAAGAGATTCGTAAACCTGAAGGTTGCCTATCATTTCCTGGCTTGAATTTAAACGTTCCTAGATATGGTAGTATTGATGTTGAGTACTATGATGAAAAAGCAAACTTAGTTACTACACATTTTGAAGGTCTGACAGCACAAGTTTACCAGCATGAGCTTGACCATATGAACGGTGTAGTGTATACTCAGCATGTTAAACCTGTAGCACTACAAATGGCAAGAAAGCGCCAAGCTAAGGTAATCAAGAAACACGTTCGGAGAAACAAATGACAGATAAAAAAGTTGAAGAAACAACTGAATATGAAAGTTGCCTAGACTTTCAAGCCGAAGATTACATCGATGTTACCAAATTCATTGATGGTGGTGTGCAAGAAAATTTGATTGCTGAACCAGACGACTCTCTGCTGACTCGTGATCAGATTTGGAAGAAGCACTGGAAAGGCATGCCGACATATGATCAGAATGATAACCCTCCTTGGAGACAAATCTATCTGAACTTTCGCAGTGAGGAAGACTATAATGAATTTGCAAAACTTGTTGACCAGAAACTCACTGACAAAACAAAAAGCATCTGGTATCCTAAACTTGAAATTGAAGACAACTCATTGACTCGTTGGATTGTAGAATGATCATCAACCCAAAACATCCCGTTTACATTATCTCTAAAGGTCGCCATGAATCCATGCTGACCTCTAGGTCTTTGGCTAGAATGAAAGTGCCACACTTCATTGCAATTGAGCCACAAGATGAAGAAAATTATGAGAAAGCACTTGATGCATTTGGTATTCGCCCATATGTCACCTTGTTGATTGCACCATTCAGTAATCATGGTGATGGTCCAGGTCGTGCAAGAAACTGGTGTTGGGATCATGCGATTTCGATTGGTGCCGAAAAGCATTGGGTTCTTGATGACAACATCACAGACTTCTACCGTCTGCAACAAAACAAGCGATATCGTGTTGAGTCTGGAGCTATCTTCAAAGCTGCTGAGGACTTTGTTGATCGTTATGAAAACGTACCAATCTCAGGCTTTCAATATCGTTTCTTTATTGCACCGAATTCTAAATATCCACCATACGTCACAAACACACGAATCTATTCCTGTTTGTTGATTTCAAATGATTGCAAGCACCGTTGGCGTGGCCGCTACAATGAAGACACTGATATCTGCTTGCGTGTGTTGAAAGATGGTGATTGTACCATCCAATTCAATGCATTCTTACAAGGTAAGGCTGCTACACAAACTGTCAAGGGTGGAAACACCGAAGAATTCTACCACAAAGAATTCGCTGATGAGGATGAAAACTTCAAAAAGACTGGCTATAATAGTAGCGGTACAATCAACAAATCTAAGATGCTTGAGGAAATGCATCCAGACGTTGCAAGAGTTGTTTGGCGCTATGGTAGATGGCACCATTACGTTGACTACAATCCATTCAAAAAGAATGAACTGAGATTCAAGCCTGGTGTGGTTCTTCCGGAAGGTGATAATGAGTACGGAATGAAACTGACTCGCAATTGGAAGCCATGAACTGTTGTTTTTTAGTGAATTAATACTTTTTTAGTACTTGACATTCTTCCTGCACCTGATATAATTGATCCTGTTGATAGAAAGAATGTCATGAATTTTTCCCAAGAATCTAAGTCGCAGTTGGCCAAGTTGATGGCTACTGAAAACATCCGAGTTGAACACCGCAAGATGCAAACTGCGGCTTTTGACTTGAAGAATCGCACACTTTACTGCCCTATCTGGACTGATATGTCTGGTGAACTTTATGATCTATTGCTTGGTCATGAAGTTGGTCACGCATTGGAAACACCTGAAGAAGGTTGGCACAATGCCGTAACAAGCAAAGACAAAAAGATCAGCCGCAACTTCAAGCATTTTCTGAATGTGGTTGAAGATGCCCGCATCGAAAAGAAAATCAAGCGCCGCTTTCCTGGTCTCCGTAATTCATTCGTCAAAGCATATGGCGAATTGTTGTCCCGTGACTTTTTCGGTCTCGGTGACCGTGATATCAATACCTTCCCATTCATTGACCGCCTGAACGTATACACTAAAGGTGGTATTTCAACTGGCGTCAAATTTACGGATGAAGAGTCTGAGTTTGTTCGCAAGGTAGAAGCCGCTGAGACTTGGGATGATGTTGTAGAAATCACTGGCGCAATTTTTGATTACTCTAAGCAAGATCAACAAAAGCAAAACAAACTTCCTGCCATGCAATTTAGTATGGACATGGATGAAATGGACGATGGTGAATTCTCTGAGTCTGATTATGATTCGGACCAGTCTGATGATTCGGAAGAAACAACTGGTAATGGTCCAGATAAAGAAACTGATGGATCATCCGATAGTGGTTCAGGTAAAGAAACTAATGGATCATCCGAAGATGGTGAGCAAAAGCCTGGCAATAAAAAGTCAAATGCTGATGCACAAAAGTCTGATGAAAAAAGCGAAGACACAAAACCTGGCAACCAAATCAATCGTTTCAAACCAACTCAGTCTGTAGCTGGTCAAGATGATTTTGAGCCAACGTGTGAAACGGA